CTGAAGAGGAACGTATGGGCAGTAGAAAATACCTGCGTCATAAGGAGAAGAACCCTTATATCCAACAACGTAGAACTGGTTAGCTTGTACGTTTGCCGAATATGGATCGATATAAACGCGATACTTACCTTGGAGAACACCAGCGAAAGTGTTGCCAGTGTCATCAACGTTCAGGTTAGCGTTGAGTGCAGGGGTGTAATCGAGAACGCCAGCCATTGCAAGTGCTGAAGCAACGTCAGCAGAGCAAAGGATGGTGTTACCCTTCCCTCTACGAGTTTGCTGTGCAATTGCGTTTGCATCGCGCTCGATTTGGAAGATAAGACCCTTGAACTTCTCAACAGACCAACGACCGTTGGAGTCAACGTCGAGGTCGAAAGTACCAGCAGTAGCGGTATTTACTTGAGCACCAGGTTTAGCAACCTTATAGATTGTTCTGATGACTTCGCGGTTAATTTCAGCAAGAATCTCAGTTGAGAGAATGTTTGCTAATTCCGCTTCAGCATTCAGACCGTGGATTGCCTTGAGGTCTTGAGCGAGTTCAAGTGAGTACTCGGCTTTCAGAGCTCTTGACTTAGCGGTTACAGTGACTTTCTCGATCGAGAATGCCATCTGGTTGAACTGCTCAGATTCGCCAAGCGATTCTGCGTCGTCAGTTCTCATACCCTGACCAACGTTATAAGCTTGTTGGTTAGCGTTGGTTGAGTCTAGGATTGATGGGTTAGATCCTGCCTGAGCAGTAGTACCCATACCAACAGCACCATTGGTCCAACCATTGGTATTGTTGAATGCACTATCTTGACCAGAGAATGCTGAATCTACTTCGTTATAGAAGGTTTCAGTGCCACTCTGAGTCTTATAACGTGAACGCATCGCGAAGATGAGTCCGGTAGGACCATTCATTGGTTGAACGCCACACAGATCATAAGCGATCAGGTTAGGCATTGAGCGTCTGATCAGTGAGATCAGAACGGGGTCGAAACCTTGGAGAGCACCAGTTCCTGAACCACTTAAACCAGTACCTGTTCCAGTCGATGTGCTGGTAAAGTTGGTTGGTGCCTCATAAAGGAACTCACGCTCTTCGCGGATTGTTCTCTCTTGGTTTTCGAGCAGGATTGCGGTTACAGCTCTACGATGTGAATCTTTGATAGGATCAAGACCTTCGTAGTCTAACAGTGGGGACCACTTCTCCTGCAATTGCTCCGTATTGAACATTTGCATTTGTTTTTACCTCTAAAAGTTTTAGTTTGATTGATTATGATTTAAAAATCACTTTTTAGAAACTCTTTGCAGAGTCTGAAGATATGCACTCATAGTGCCACTAACTGATTGAATATTCATATCAGTCTCTTCAGATAGGTTTTCACTAGCGTTTCTTTGAGTACCAGCAGTTCTGGTTGGGAAATAAGACTCCCTCAGGGTTACCAGTTTCTCACGATAGTTTGCTTCACTATCAAACTCAACATTTTCGGCAAGAGAAGCGAGTTTGTCCTTCTGAGAAAGTGCAAGACCCTCAGCGACATCTGCAAAAATTACATCAGCAACCGACTCTGCCAATCTTCTATTTAGAGCAACGTTTCTTTCGATTTGCTCGTTGAGTTTTTCTTCCATTTCATCAAGTTTATCTACCATACTCTCGATTACATCATATCTATCTTCAGGGATTGATACATAATGATCTTCAAAAAGACCTCTCATTCCTTGAAGGAACGATTCAGTCATTTCGGTCTTAAGACCGTGCTCAACTGAGAGTGCATTTTCAGCAATCCACTCGTCAGCAACATACTCAAGGTAAGCATCAACACGGTCGGTAAGACCTTCTTTGATTGCTTCAATTTCTTCTACAAGTGCAACTTCATATGATGCTTGTAGATCTTCCTTAATTTCAGCAACTTTCGATCTGATTGCTGCTTCAAAGATGGTGCGTGCTTTTTCTTGGAATTCCTCAGAAAGTTCTTCACCTTCAAGAAGAGCATTGACATCTTCTTCGATGTCGAATTCTTCTTTCATTTCATCTTCTTCGTCCTCTTCTTCCTCTTCTTCCTCTTCGTCTTCTTTCTTTTTACCTTTCTTAGGAGTCTTAGGAGTTTCTTCTTCGTCTTCGTCAGCAGCTTCGGAAACTACTTCATCCTCATCGGTTTCTTCGAGAATTTCATCCTCGTCTTCAGTTTCCTCTTTTACACCTTGCATGGGCATAGCGGCTGCAGCTCTAGCATTCACCACATCTTTGACCTGAGCAAGGGTTGCTCCTGGAGTCTTGATAGTTGCCGACTCATCATCGGGCCTATAGTTTTCTGGAGTAGGACCTCCGAGATCTTCCCAACCACCAGTTTGACCAGGAGTTGCCCCAGTCAGTTTGTGCATTGGCTCGGCAGGTGCAGCCCCTTTGGTTACTACGTTTTCCATTTCTTGTAAATTGCTACCAACGGACATTTGTTTTAGATTCTTGTATTTAATCTATATTTATTTATAATTTATAGATTTGAAAGAAATTCGTTGAAAAGATCTAGTTTGTGCTCTTCAAGTTTTCTTTGATCTACAAGGGTATTAATTCTTCTTTGAGTCTTGAATGCAAGTTGTTCACGAAGAATTCCTCCATCCCAAACCCACTCCTTACCTTCCATAATTCCCTGAACAAAAGCATCAGGGGCAGAAGGATCGGCAACAATGTCAGCAGCAGTTGCTAACATAAAATCTTCACCAACAATTTTGTGACCTTCATTGGTCATCTTGAGTGAACCAACACCACGAGAAGAAACACCAAGGCAAACGCCAGATTCTAGAAGATTTTTTGCGATCTTACCCATAGGGGTTTCAAGAAGTTGTGCTTTACCTCTAAAATTTGTTCCTTCTGCAGTTAAAGAAACAATCTTATGAGAAACACGATCAAGGTTTACGGTTGGACCATCTGGGTGTCCAAGTTCTCCAAGGGCACGACCTTTATTGACGAATGATTCAGTGTATCTCTTTACTTCACGGGAAAGAGTTTCCATTGGATACATTCTTCCGTTACGGTTGCAAATATCACCTTGAAGGAAAATACCTTCAATAAACATGGTTTGTTTACCATTTACCTTTTCGGTAATGAATTGTACTTGTGAGACTTCTTCTGTGATGAGTTTCATTTTATTCGGAAACTAATTGGACTACTTCTGTGATACTAACGTTTGTTGTATTATCAAGAGCAAGGGCTGAAACCCTTACACTTCTAGAAAGAGTTGCGCCAGCCGCAGTAATTACTCCTACAATTGCTGATGTATTTGCTGCAATGGTAACTGTGGAATCAGTTGCTGCAGTTATCAATCTATGAACTGTATTAATTCCTGCAGGTTGAGCATTTTCAATTGTTACATAATCTCCAACTAAAAATGGATTGCCTGCATTATTATCAAAAGTAACTGTTGTTGAAGCGCCTGTAGTAATTCCTACGATTTGCTGTTTAGCAAGTCTCTCTTTTAATACTTCATTGCCAAAGGGTGAAATTAAAAAGGAGTTAACTGTAGCCACAGGTTCTCCTCCAATTTCTACATACACTGCTGTCGATGCGCAAGCAACTCTAAGGTATCCACTTTTTAGTGCAATTGGAGCACTTGTTGCAGCTACCGAAACAGTGGGAGAAATTCTATTTACATTCTGTACTACTTTTACTGCCATTATTCTTGGTCCTCGGTATATTCTTCATCATCAAATTCATTTTCAATTTCATTATTAAACATTGCTGAAGCGACATAAGGGCGAGCATCATCTACTCTCTGTGCCGCTTTTGTATAGAGAAGTTCTTTAATCCTGCTGGAAATATCCGAAGGGGAACTGTCAGTCGCAATCAAATCGATAAGTTCTTCCATAAAATTGTTTTATTATTATAAGATTATTTATATCTTCCCACCTTTGGGATCTTCAGGAACTTCGGGTGCTGCTGGTTCCATTGGAACTTCTCCCATCGCAGGTTGCTCTGCTCCTTCTGGAATTGGATTGCCCATTTCATCAACCGGAGCATTAGGATCTGGAAGAATACCTTTTTGAATCTCATCTTCAATCTGCTCATCGATTTCGATAATTTCCGAATCAGTTTGACGAAGAACTTTTTTGCGAACATACTCAGTAGAGTAATACTTACCAACATAAGGTTCCATTTGAGTCATTAGAGTCAAACGATTGGTAATCAGTTCTGCCTCTTTGAGTTCTGCAAAATGATTATCATATAGGAAATCATATTGAATATGATCGCTCATTTTATCCCAATCTTCTGGAGATACAATATTCTTGAGAAGAAGTTGAGTACGAAGTAAGTCATTGAACATATTTGCAAAACGCTTTCTTAGGCGTCCTACAAATTTGGAGAACTTGAGTTCATCTCTTAAGATTTCTGATGAACGACCAAGATTGAATCCATCTCCTCCACCAGCAATTCTGGTTTCGGGAACTGCAAGTGCTCTATAAAGTTTTTTCTGGAAATATTCAATATCAGAAAGTTCACCAAGATTCTGACCGCCAGGAAGAGTTGTGATTTCTGTACCACGACCACCTTCACGGCGAGGAAGCCAGAAATCTTCCATCATACTCATGAATTTGCGATCGTCACGAACCTCACCAGTGTTTGCATCATATACCAGTTTATTACGATAACGACTCATAACATCTTTGAGGTATTGTTCTGCTTTTACCTTAGGGAGATTGCCAACGTCAATATAGAAGATTCTTCTTTCTGGTGCTCTTGATAATCTATAAATTACCAGAGAATCCTCAATCATTCTCAATTGATTGAGTGCTTTGATTGCTTTATGGAGATATGATAGAACTGTCCCTTTGTTCCTATCAATCAGTCCTGATGTACAATATGTGATAGAATCCTTAGCAATTTTTACACCACCTTTTGCTGATCCAGTGATTGTTCCTGATGGGTAATTTGGATTTGGGCTATAAATGAAATACTCTTCAATTTCTGAAAAATTAGTCTGCTCGTTACTAAAGTTCCCACTCATAATGGTTTTATTAGTCAGAAGAGAATTTCGGTCATTTGGATCCGCCTTCTTTTCTTGACGAACGTGCTTCATCTTCATTGGATCAATATACCTGAGTTCCTTAATTCCTTCCTCAGGTTTTTTTAAATCAATAACTTTTAAATAAAAAACACGACCATCTACATACCAATTTCTAAAGATTTCATGGCACTTCTTATCGAAGTCCATAATTTCTTTAATATATTTAAATTCATCTCTGATAATTTTCTTTAACTTATCACTAGCGTTTAAGTTTGATAATTCAATCTCTACTGGTGAATCATAAAGATCACTTACAATTGCTTCATTGACGATATCTTCAATTGCAGAATCACATTCTGGATGCAAGGACATCTCTCGATATCTACGAATCAAATCGTACTCAGTTCTGTAGACACCTTCAATATCTACATACTGACCATAAAACCCAGATTGAATATAATAATCAACCCCGTCCTCATTGTTAGGAGGTACGGGGGAAACTATAGATTTGGATTTTTTTTCATTATCCTCAATCGAAAAACCAAAAAGTTTCGCCATTTTATAAATTTAAACTGTTATTTTACTATTTAGTTAATATCTTCACCACCAGCTTTTTCTGATGTTCCCTTCATAGCTTCCCACCAGAGAACTTGCATTTCTACACTAAACTCTTGAATTGAGTCAGTTCCGTAGTCGAGAGCAATATTGCTGATGCTTGTTGGGAAAATATCATAGAAATGATATGCTCTTAGAGTAGAACCATCACGGTCTAATTGATAGACAAATGCATCTGCCTGATATGCTGCTGGATCAGTTTCACCAGTATTATCAGAAACTCTGTTAATTTTGTTCATCCAATTCTCAAATGCGGAACGGATTGCAAAATCAGTATCGTTTAGAACACCAATTGTCCAAGATTCGAATGTACGATCTCCAGCAAGTTTTAAAGTTCTTCCTCTGAATGAAACTTCCAGAGGAGCTACATTCGATGCTGGGAGTGCTGCAGACTTAACGAGCAATCTTGATTTATCAAGAGTATTAACGTCTGTAGGAGCTACGTCTGGGAAAGAAAGAACAACTTCAAATAGGTTGCTTCTGGTGCCGCCACCCGACAGTTTACTCTTGAAGTCGGTAATCTTCCTTAAAGGGGGTGGATTTAATTGTTGTCTAGTTGCCATAGTTGTTTAAACCTCTAAATTAAAAGTTTCCGATTACTTCTTCAAAATCAACACCAGTCTTGGTGGCAACGAAGGTAAGACCAATGAAGTTGATTGATCTTGCAGGTTTGATGTAAATGTCAGCAACAAATTCATTATTATCTATCACAGCAGCGGTGTTATTTGTTTCATCGCAAATAACAACATAATCATAAATACCCCTCTTTGCCTGGACATCGCGAAGGAAAGGTTCGATTGTATTTACAAAGTTAGTTCTTGTAAGTTCATCGTTGAATTCAAAGAGTTGATCTTTTGCTGCTTGAGAAATTGCATTCTCAAGATAAACAAACAGACGACGAACGTTGATTCTATCAAATGCTGATGCCTTACTATATCCAGTCTTATCCCCGAACAGAATGATTCCTGCACCAGGTGAAAATATAACTGGGTTAATTCTGTTTGAATAGAGACGGTCTCTTTGTGTCTTAGTTGGATTGTAGGCCAGTTTGACAGCATTGAGGATTGCACCTCTTGCAGTTCCTGCGGGTGAGTACCAG